CTTAGGGGCCTCCCGGTGCTGACACTGCATGACCTGCAGTTACACCGCTCCTGAGCAAATCGCTCAGGTGCCACTTCCATATGGAGGTTGAGGATAGTGCCAACTGTAACTTCTTCAAGGGTTGTTCCTCCTCTAGTACCGAATTCTCAGTACTGGATTTTCGGAACACCCCAATCAACTGAAGTAAGTATCGGTTGGCCTGGCCTTAGTCAAACCACCACGTCTTATCGCTCGCGAAAGCGAGACGAAGACATGGGAGGTGACTATAGTAGGATGACAGGTCCTGAGATCATCCGGAATCTGCGAAAAGATTATCAAACTAGGTTTGATAACGGACACGAGTTTTTCACTCAGAAGACATCGTCTGTGGTTTCACACCCACAGGTCGATATCTTCAGTTCGCCCTTTTCGCCGAGACCGGGACTTCATTATCAAGGCCCTTTGTGGCCTATGAAGTACAATATTGATCTCGAACCGCCTGATATCATACCGGATACCCCAGAGCACATTGCGGCTATGGGGCGTCAGGCGATATCAAGCACAATTCCTACAGCGCCCGAAGCTGGAGTTGCCGCCTTTGTCGGTGAGCTCAGGGAAAGGCTTCCTGATCTCATCGGCTACCATGCTTATAGAAATGGTCTCACGCCCAGCTCTGCTGGTCATGAGGTCCTTAACTATGAGTTTGGTCTTGCCCCTATTCCAGGGGATATCAAGAAGATGGCACTCTCTGTGCTGCACTCACATAAGTTGCTGAGTCAGCTCAGACGCGGTTCCGGACAAAATATCCGGCGCCGTCGCATATTCGATCCCACTGAGACAGTTGTCTCGCTCGGCACCGATACCTCTATTCTTTCTCTTCCGAGAATGAATGGTACCGGTATTGTCGCGCAAGACTTCTATACCTCAGTACCAGGGAAGAAAGTCTTTGACCGATCATGGTCACAGACCACTTTTGCTGGGGCTTATACGTACCACTTGGACGAGACTGATAACTTTCTCGGCCGGATGGAATCGTATTTGCAGCAGGCTAATTACCTGTTGGGCACCGAGATTACTCCCGATGTCGTCTGGCAATTGACCCCCTGGTCCTGGCTTATCGACTGGTTCTCAGACTTTGGCACATTCATTAAGAATGTGAGTCTGCTCTCCAGCGACAGCCTGGTGCTACGTTATGCCTACCTCATGGTTCATAATATGAACACGAGGTCGCATTACGTCACTGATATGGTTCCAATGGATAATAGGAACCCCAGTGCTGTTTCTCTCGATGTCATTAAAGAGACAAAGAGTAGATACAGAGCAACACCATATGGGTTTGGCTTAGATGTGAGCGCTTTCTCGCCTCGCAAATGGGCCATCCTAGCCGCTCTTGGTTTAACCAAGAGCGACAAGTCGCTACGCTATATAGGGTGATCCCCTATATACGTAGTTTTAAGATCGCACAACAGTGTGATCCCCAACAAACTGTTAGGGCGTGTCATGTCGTTCTCAGACCCAATCTCGATCACAGTTAATGGCGTAGCGGTTTCACTTCCGCGCGTTTCATCCGGTCCAAACTCTGGTTCTTTCCAGAGTGCGGACGGGGTTTACCGCATGGATATCTCGCATGCCTATGGCAAGCGAGACCGCCGCGTCATCAAACTGACCACCACGAGGTATGCCCAAAGCAACACGAACTCGCAACTGAGTGTGCCGGCTAGTCTGAGCGTTGCTCTGACCGTCGACGCCCCCAAGTACGGGTTCATTGCTGCTGAGGAAAAGTGGTATGTCGATGCATTGACTGCATTGCTTACCGCTTCCTCTGGTGCTAAGGTCACCCAGTTCCTGGGTGGGGAGAACTGATCGAGGTTCTTCCGCGAGGCGCATGGCTAAGGAAGTTCCACCTACCATAAGGCAGGGAAACTTGAAAAGCCTGAATGCGCTCTTGCAGTGCATCCTCAACGAGTTGGGGATGCGATGCGGCATCAGCACCACTCGTGATTTAAAAACAATCACGAGTCGGATCGAAACTGAAGGGTTATCTTTCTTAACGATAACCCTAGCTGCCTACGGAAAAGACTTCCAAAAAAGTCTCGACCGCGGGTATGCTGGAAACGACCTCTTTCTTTCTTTTAAGAAAAGAGGCGGTCTCCCCCATTTATTTGGAGGTTTCCTTTCCCAGATCTTCGATCCAAGTAGTGCTCGGTTGATCGATGAACCTTCAATCGAGGCCATCCGCGCGGTTCGTCAGCTTACGCTGATGTTCGCAAAGATGAATATGCGATGCTCACATTCTCGTGAGCTCGCAGCCTTCGACCGGTACATCGAAATTGAGAAGGAGGTTCGCCGGAATGACCAACTTCTTTCCGGGCAAGCATGCAAGGGCGCGGCAGAGGTATCACCTCACCACGCTCTTGATGATTTTGCCCGCGTTGGTCGCGTACTTTGGGCTGACTTATTCTCTCGTATTGACTCACGTCTCTACGGGGAAATTGTCGTGCCTAAGCACGGGCCCGGCTCCACAGCTGACGGACTCCGAGGAAACTCGAAGTTCCTTCAGCGTATGTGGACGACGCGCCTGGAGGATGTGTTTCCACACTGGGAACACATCATTCCTTCAGAGTCCTTTCTGGATAGAACGGACAGCGTCGTACTCCTTCCTCCCGGCTCCGAGATTCCCGTTAAGGTTATCTTGGTGCCTAAAACGCTCAAGACTCCTCGTGTTATTGCCATGGAACCTTCCTGCATGCAATATATGCAGCAGGGTGTTCGGGGAATAATCGAGCAGGAGATCGCACGTAATGACACCGTGCGGAGTCTTATCTCCTCTGAAGATCAAAAGCCGAATCAACGGCTCGCGATGCAGGGCTCCTTTTTAGGTGACCTTGCTACACTCGATTTGAGTGATGCTTCAGATAGAGTCTCGAATCAGCATGTACGTCTTCTTGTAGCGAACCATAAACTTCTTCGTGAAGCTCTGGACGCTACTAGAAGTCGGAAGGCTGACGTAAATGGTAAGGTTATTCGCCTTGCCAAATACGCGTCTATGGGATCGGCCCTTTGCTTTCCCATCGAAGCACTCGTCTTCATGACTTGTGTTTTTGTTGGGATTGAAAAGGACCTCAACCGACGCCTCACCAAGGCAGACGTTAAGTCGTACCTTGGTTCGGTGCGCGCTTACGGGGACGATATAATCGTACCCGTTAAGCATGTGCAATCTGTAATTCAGGCACTCGAGACTTTTGGGGCTCGGGTGAACCACGACAAATCTTTCTGGACTGGCAAGTTCAGAGAGAGTTGTGGTAAGGATTTCTACGACGGACATGATGTATCTATTGTCCGTCTTCGTAGTCATCTACCTGAAAGCAGACTGCAGATTGAAGAACTGCAATCAACCGTTGCCACCAGAAACCTGCTTTTTCAAGCTGGCTATGTTGACACGGTTGAATGGCTCGACAAACGGATCGAGAAATTGATCCCCTTCCCCTTTGTTGAGCCAACCTCAGTTCTGTTGGGTCGTCAAGGTTATTCCCCTTGCCAAGGGTCACGCCTTGACCCCGACACACATACACCATTAGTCAAGGGTGTTGTTGTCGAGTCCATACTTCCAGCTTCACAACTGGATGATTATGGAGCCCTTCTGAAGTGGTTCTTGATGTCAGATAATTCTCTGTTCAGCACGAATGTGTTGAATCAGAGACGTCTGGCAGATAAGGATCACCTTCAATTTGCAGGGCGTCCTGTTTCCGCTCGCATCAAGAACAGGTGGGCGCCGACGCGATAAGCGTCGG